TATCAATACATGGGTTGGTGAAACCGATTTTGACACTGAATTTGGCGACTGTGGCCTACCGTTGTTGGTTACAGGTCGACAGGTCGTGATCGCTGGTCTTCACCAACGTGGTGGAGGTGCAAATGTATTTTGTGTGCAACTGAACACGGATGACGTTGATGGTGCTGTCCGTCACTTCAAGCGACCCATAATCCAAGGGGGGGTCCCCAAGCTTAATGCTGAAGGCGCAAACCCCAAGGTGTTTGGAGAAGCCAGCCACAAAAGCCCATTGAATTGGATTCAATCTGGAACAGCACGGTACTTTGGTCATCTTCAGGGATGGATGAGTGCCCCGCGTTCTAAGGTGGTTCGAACTTTGGCTTATGATACGTTCGCTACCAAGCGAAATTGGACCTGTGATTTTGTTAAACCAGTTTTCGGCTGGAAGCCATATCACAACATGTATAAGGATATTTTTGGAATGCAATATACATTCAAGACATCGGTCTTACAGAAGGCGGTGTCTGGTTTGTCCCAAGATTTGATCAAGGGTATGCCAGCTAAATCCAAGAGAGAACTTAAGGTAATCTCATGGGATGCAGCTTTGAATGGTATTGACGGAGTCCAGTACATTGACAAGATGAATTTCAACTCGTCGATGGGATTTCCGTGGAATAAGTCCAAATCTCACTTCTTGATCGCCGACCCGCAGAGGGAGGACAAGAAGTTGATGCCTGATCATGTTATGCAGCGCGCATATGATATCGAGGAGCGATATAAGCGCGGTATTTGTGCATGCCCAGTTTTTTCCGGACAACTCAAGGATGAACCTCGAAAACAGAAGAAAGTTGATGAAGGTAACATTCGAGTGTTTATGGGAGGTCCCGTTGACTGGTGTCTGGTAGTTCGCCGTTATCTCCTTTCGTTTACCAAAGCGATGCAGGAGAACAAGATTCTTTGTGAAGCAGCCATTGGTTGCGTAGCGCAGTCTCTTGAATGGGAACAGTTCCGCGAGCATCTTTGCCAGTTCGGACCGCACAAGATTGTGGCGGGGGATTATGGTAAGTTTGACAAGCGGATGAATGCACAAGTGATTTTGGCAGCATTTGAGGTTATTGCGAATGTACTCTTCGATGCCGGTTGGGATGAAGAGGAACTCCGCGTGGTGTATTCCATTGCGGAGGATGT